TATTGATATTGATATGAAAAGATTACTAAAAGATATTGAATAATATGGTTGACAATGACCACACTTTTTTAGTAGGATGGACACTGATGAGAAAATTACTAATAACTAAGGAGACTATATGAGTAAATGGACCTATAACCCTGCCGAATCTGTCAATGTGGACGGCAAAAACTTCCATATGACACAACCTAGAAAAGAGTTTATTGAAGCTCTTAAAAAGAAATATCCAAATCAACTTTCCTTTTCGAAGGAACAGTTTGATGCAGTGGGTGAATTCCCATATTGGCTGAAATCAAACAGATACAATTTCAAAGATGGTTCTGTTTTCAATCTTCAACCAATACTTGCAGTTGATAACAATGGCACAACAGTTGCTGTTCCTCAACCTGCACCAGTAAATGTTGCATCGATACCTGCACCGCAAGTATCTCAGATGCCAGTTGCGGCTGCTACACAATCAGTTAATCTGATTGATGATAAAGTGAAAATCATTCCAGAGAAGATGACAAACTATGTACCGTTTGGTCACTTCAAAGATGTCAAGAACATTATCAAATCTAAAATATTCTTTCCTGTTTTCATTACTGGTCTTTCTGGTAATGGTAAAACATTAATGGTCGAACAAACATGTGCCGCTTTGAAAAGAGAACTTTTCAGAGTCAACATTACAATCGAGACCGATGAAGATGATTTAATGGGTGGTCACACTCTACAGAATGGCAACATCATTTTCAGAGAAGGTCCAGTTATCAAGGCAATGAGAAAAGGTTCTGTCTTACTTCTTGACGAAGTAGACTTAGGGTCTAACAAACTCATGTGTTTACAATCAGTTCTTGAAGGTAAAGGTTACCTTATCAAGAAGACTGGTGAGTGGGTGACACCAACACCTGGGTTCACTATCGTTGCGACTGCAAATACTAAAGGTCAAGGTTCAGAAGATGGCAAGTTCATAGGGACTCAAATCATGAATGAGGCAATGTTAGAAAGATTTGCGATTACTATGCAACAAGAATATCCGCCTGTGACTACTGAGAGAAACATTCTTAAAAAAGAAATGGAACTAAGTGGTACTGTTGACGAAGACTTCTGTAAAAAACTAGTTGATTGGGCAGACATAATAAGAAAAACTTATTACGAGGGTGCTATCGATGATGTGATAACAACCAGAAGACTTGTTCACATAGTCAATGCATACAGAATGTTCAATGACAAATTGAAGTCAATAACAATGTGTATTTCAAGATTTGACGAAGATACTAGAAACGCTGTTCTAGACCTTTACACCAAAGTCGATGAGGGAGTTAATCCTTACGAGGAAGAAAAACCCCTTGAAGAAAATGACAATTCAGAGTATAATGAATACGATGAGTAAAATTGATTACAAATACAACGAGAGGGCTCTTATTAAAGAGTTCTCTCAATATGTTGATAAAACATATGAACAACATTACTCAAAAGACAAATTTCAAGCCACTGAGTTCATCATGGATGGTGGACATGGCGAGGGTTTTTGTATCGGGAATATTTTAAAATATGCCCAAAGATACGGAAAGAAGGACGGTTATAATCGTGCCGACCTTCTAAAAGTTATCCATTATGGATTTCTTGCTTTATATAATCACGATGCATTTAAGGAGACTAATAAATGAAAATTAGTAATGAAACCAAAGCGATTTTGAAAAACTTCGCAACAATTAATTCAGGTATAAAAGTTGATTCAGGCAATCAATTAAAGACTATCTCGAATATGAAAAACATACTTGCTGTTGCAAATGTTCCAGAAACATTTAATCAAGGGTTTAGTATATACAACCTAGTTGAATTTCTAGGTGCAATAAGTCTAACAGAGAATCCAGACTTCAATTTCAATGAACAATCATTGAGTATTGCAGATGCGGATACATCTTTAACTTATTTTTATGCATCAGAGGGCATGGTAATGTCACCTGAGAAAATGATAACAATGCCAGAGTCAGAGGTAACCATTGAGTTATCTTCTACACTATTAAACGAATTGCAGAAAGCTGCAAGTGTTCTTGGTGTGAATGACTTAGTATTATCAAGTGACGGAACAAAGATTGAGTTTCAAGTGACTGATAAGAAGAACGCCACATCAAATACATTCAGTAGAACTGTAGGCGAAGGCACTGGTTCAACATTCACAATGAACTTCAAGATTGAGAACTTGAAAGTATTAGACGGCAACTATACAGTCTCAGTATCAAGCAAAGGTATTTCTAACTTTAAAAATAAAGATGTAGACATAGAATACTTTATTGCATTAGAACCTGATTCAGTTTATAACGCTTAACATATATGATTATGTGTGAAACAGCGCTAGTCTCCGCTAACTTTCATGGGAGTATCAGAACTCATCATTTGGCTGATGCACGAACATTCGGAGGGGTTTGTTCCTTTTAATTATGAAACAAGAATTTTTATTTGTAGAAAAGTATCGACCACAAACAATCGAAGATACTATATTACCCAAAGGGGTAAAGAAATCTTTTGATGAGTTCGTTAAGAACCAAGAGATACCTAATCTGTTATTGTGTGGAACACAGGGAACAGGCAAAACAACGGTCGCTAAGGCACTCTGTAATGAGTTAGGAGCTGATTTTATTGTCATCAATGGCAGTGATGAGGGCCGACTTATCGACACTTTAAGAACTAAAATCAAGAACTTTGCATCTACAGTATCACTATCTGGTGGTCCTAAAGTTGTTATTCTTGATGAGGCAGACTACATATCTGCTGAGTCAGTTCAACCTGCATTGAGAAACTTCATAGAAGAGTTCTCATCTAACTGTAGGTTCATCTTTACATGTAATTACAAGAATAGAATCATTGCACCACTTCATAGTAGATGCACTGTTATAGATTTCTCGATACCAAATCAAGAGAAATCAGTTCTTGCTATGGGTGCATTAGATAGACTCAAACATATATGTGCAACTGAGTCTATTGAATATGATGAGAAGGTTCTTATAGAACTTATCATGAAATTCTTTCCAGATTTTAGAAGATGTATCAATGAAGTTCAACGATATGGTGCATCAGGTGTAATAGATAGTGGCCTACTAGCGACACTTTCAGAAGAAAAACTTACACCCTTGATTGATATGATGTCTGATAAGAACTGGTCTGGCATGAGAAAATGGGTCGGTCAAAATTCAGATAACGATTTCAATACTTTATATAGAAAAGTATTCAACACTTTAGAGAGTCGATTAGATAAAGCATCTATACCTGCATGTGTATTAATCATTGCAGACTATCAATACAAAGCTGCTTTTGCAATGGACAGTGAGATAAACTTTACTGCTTGTCTTACTGAAATTATGAGTGAGTGTAAATTTGGAGAAAAGAAATGACACAATATGATGATAAAATAGAGAAACAAAAACTACTTCTGGCCGCAGAAGACATGAAAGATGAGGTGACTCAGATACATGCACATAAACTTACCAGTATGTATTATGAAACTGAATCGTCTGTAAAAGATTTCGAAATCGGCGGTGTCACTGATGTCAACTACATGGATGGCAGAATAGAAAGAACAAGAGCAGACGGAACAAAATATGTTCTAGTCGAAGGCAAAACTGGTAATGAACTTATTCAAGAAATTACTAGACGCCTACAAGACTCTGGTAAGACACTTGGGTAAAAGAAATCCATTTGATTTCGTAAAGTCGGTCTCTTACGACAAGAAAGACCTCATGGTTGATGAGGTCGAAGAGAAAGCATATCAACCATTCTTAGTCAACAAGGCATTATCTTACCACCAAGATTCTGTCTTTCTAGTAAACGAGATGAATATCCGTCACAGCACAGATAACCGTCTTCAATACTTGTTTTTCATAAATACTTTAAGAAAAAGACAAAGATTTTCAAAATGGCATAAACCTTACGAAAGTAAGAAATTAGATACAGTGAAGACATACTTTGGTGTATCAACTCAAAAGGCCAAAGAATATCTTGAACTCTTAAATGATAAACAGTATCGTGAACTGAAAGATAGTATGAAAATTGGTGGAAAGAATAATGGATGAACAAGACTTAATACAAGACCTAGTAGAAATAACTTTTCCTGAAAAGGATGACTTCCTAAAGATAAGAGAAACCTTATCTCGTATAGGTGTGGCATCTAGAAAGGAAAAAGAGTTGTTTCAATCCTGTCATATTCTTCACAAGAAAGGCAAATACTATATTGTCCACTTCAAAGAACTATTCAAACTTGATGGTAAACAAACTAATTTTGATGAGTCAGATGTTGGTAGAAGAAATACTATCATAGACTTACTCAGACAATGGAGTTTAGTTAAAGTATTGAATCCTCAACAGATA